TATTGTTGAACATATGCCATCAACAAAGCTATTCAACTTATATACTATCATTATTAATAACGGTTCATTTATGTATAACGGAAAGTGTTACGGATTATAAATTGGCAAAAAAATCAAGTGGGGGTTTGTGCAGACCAGCCCCCACTTGATTCTACAACATTACAGGTTTACAGGGCGATTTCTACTTGATGCCCTGTGGTTTCGTTGAGAATGATGACCTTGCTGTTATTCATAAAGACCAACTTGTCAGTTGTCAATCTTTTATGAATCATGTCCGGGTGTATGGTCGAAAGTTTCTGATGAGGAATTATGCTTTCGATCTGTCTTACTCTAACACCAGCCACCTCACAGATTTTCCCTTCAGTCTCCTTCAGTTTATTCAGATAAACTGAAGACATGATATTCATCGTACCGATTCGTTGATGACAAATATCACATTCCCCTCTTTGTTGACCAACAGCCTCAAATTTGTGTTCTTCACCACACTTATCGCAGAATAGCATTTGCATTTGCCTCCCTTCTTAACATTGAAAGTTCGAGATGATTAATTAGACCACGTTTTATCTTCCACCCTTGTAAATCTTCTCCACATGTTCCGCAGATATACCCCATTCCTTTTATTTTGGATTTCGTATTTACACGACTATCGACTGAGTTGTGGCAGTTCCAACAGTGGTTGATGTAGGGTTGACAATTTGGGCATTTCAACTCATAACCATAATGAGTGTAACGCCCAAAGACTAATTCACAATTACATTTTTGACACCTAAAAACATTGAATCCTTCTTTTAGTTTTGACATATCTATCCCTTTCTTTTAATGTGTTTGAAGATATTCGATAACTTCCTCATATTCTTTCGGGATGGTTTCTCCTTTTTCTTCAAATTTGTTGTGACAATACATCGATGCTCTGATACATTTACTTGCACCGATGGGCCAGTTTTCTGTGTTTATCGCGTCCGTTACTTCTTTGTAAGCTTTAAAAGCTTTTAACATCTTTCCTTTTTCCATTTTTCGAATTCCTCCCAAAAATCCTTTCCTTCGGATTCCAATTTCTCTTTCGCTTTTTTGATAATCTTTGAATATCCGAAATTTGTTTCAATATTAGTCCTCATGAAATCAATCATACTTTCGTAGTTTGGGTTATCTGTAATTTTCATATTTCTCCTTTCTGATTTAAAAAATAATTTAGATAAATAATTTCCTTTGTTTTCATACATTAATATATATAGAATTTCACATCTAAAACGAATTTTTTTTAGAACAAATAATAAAACAGTAGTAAAACATCATCACTTTAAAAAGGACTAATAATATGGGCAAAAAAGTAGAGACAATAGAAATAAACGCAGTTGAAAATTATGGGTCTTGTTTAGAAGATTCCTTAAATAAAAGAAAAATTGATCGCGTTTCGCCAAAAGGCTACGTAGAAGTCTTTGAAGAACGTGATGATGGAAGTAAAAAGTTACTTGGAAAACACAATCTGGTTCTTTATCTTGGAAGAGAATGGTTGGCTCAAAGAATAATGAATAAACGTAATAGTCTTGTTAACCCAACACAAGATGAATTTATTTGCTGGTTTGGATTAGGAGATGGAGGTGTTATACCAGGCGATCCATTTAACCCTACTCCACCAGTTATTACTGATACAGGATTAGCAAGTAATATTATGATTACTGCTACAGACTCTTCTGCCGCTGATTATCATGTTGCAACTCCTCCTATATACCCAGAGGAAGGATTTTATAAGATTCCACTAGATTCAGTTGCATTTGAAATGGACCCAGAAAATGATGATGGATATTTAATAATTAAAATTACAATAACAGTAGGCGCTGAATATGCTAATGGTAATCAATTAAGTGAAGCTGGTTTATTTACAGCTGAATCAGATGTTGGTGGGTATTCTGGATTTTTTAATATATTTTCAAGAGTTACATTTCCATCAATTGTCAAAACATCAGATAGAAGATTAATATTTAATTGGTATTTATACGTTTAAGAAAGATTATTTATATTGTAAAAAGCCTGGTTATAAAAAGCGTATCTAAAGAAATATAGAGAAATTATAACATCAGAAAAGTTACTAAAGGAGATTGTTTTATTGATATAGAATTTTTATTTATTTGATAACAAACTAATATTATAGAAAAAAATTTATGGGAGGATACGTTAATGGCTAATGTTTCACCAGGAGTTTATACTAAGATCATTGACCTTTCTCAATTTGTGCAAGCTGTTCCATCAACAATTGGTTTCATTGCTGCACTAACAGAGAAAGGGGAAGACAACGTTTTAAAGTTTATCGGTTCAAGAGCAGATTTTATTGCAGAATTTGGGGAACCAAACATTTCAACTTATGGAAAAAATTACGGACAAGGACCATATTGTGCATACAATTATTTAGGAGAATCTGGAGCTCTTTATTTCATGAGAGTATTATCAGATAATGCAACATTCTCTAATGTAAGAATTGATGCAACATTTGGTGCAACAGATACAACAGCAGGAATGCAAATTACATATGTTGAAGGTATGAATGCTGTATCAGAATTTGGTACAAATCTTCAACAATCAGGGACAACATACCCAATTTGTTTCCTTAGACCAATTGGTCGTGGTCAATGGTATAATAAATTAGGAGTAAGATTAACAGAGGTTGCAAATCCAACACTTTGGGATCAGTATATTCTTGATATTTATGAGAGACAATCTGATGGGCAAGATGTTATCATTGAGTCTTTCCAGATTTCTTTTAATCCTCTTGCTAGAGATTCGGCAGGAGAATCATTATGGGTTGTTGATGTTTTGAATCTATATTCAACAATCATGAGAGCTGAAATGTATATTAGTGAATCTTTAGGAACATATTCAGCTGGTTATGATATTAATATCAGAGAATATGATAAAGACATTGGAGATACAAGTGCAGTTGCAACAGCTGGTTCAGCAGAAATCACAGATATTAAACAAGATTTTAGCGATTGGGAATCAGCAGCAGGTCCAGCAGATTATGCTATTATTGTAAAAGATGCAAAGGGTGTTGAAGTTTGGGGATGGCTTGGAGCAGCATCAGGAAGTGATAATGAAACAATTGCAGTTTATTCAGATAGAATGTTAACAAGTCAATCATGGAATGGTGATACAGCTTCTTTTGATCCTCTATCAGAACTTGAATACAGAGTTAAAAAGTCTTATGGGTCTGTTGCTCAGGCTTTTACATCAGCTATTCCTTCTCCTATTAAGAAAGGAACTGATGGTGATCTACTTCAAGCAGATGGTAGTTTAGATACAAATGAAGCAGTCACATTGTTAAATCAAGCTTATAGTGGTATTATTGATGATACAGTTCTTGATAATGAAAATACTTATTTTTCAATGGTATTTGATTGTGGGTATCCATCAGATGTAAAAACTGCTATTAGTACATTATGTCAAACCAGACGTGATTGTGTTGGTATTCTTGATAATGGTGATAACCCAACAGTTAGTCTTGCATTATCAGCTAGAAATAATACAAATACATTCAACAATTACTTTGTTGCTCTATATGAATCATATAATAAAGTATTTGATTCATTTACTGGTCAAGATGTATGGTTCTCTCCAATTTATCATATGTCTTATATTCTACCAAGAAATGATGCTGTTGCTGAACTTTGGTTTGCCGCAGCTGGTTTTAACAGAGCTGCAATTGATACAATTAAAGAACTTAGATACAATCCTCGTCTTGGAGAAAGAGATCAAATGTATCTAAAGCAATTGAACCCAATTGTTAAGTTTAATCCAGGATATGTTGTTTGGGGGCAATTGACATCACAAGCAAAAGCAAGTGCTCTGCAAGATTTAAATATTGTTAGATTGATTCTTTATATTAAGAGAGCATTCGAAGATTTCTGTAGATTCTTTATTTTTGAACAAAATGATGAAATTACATGGTCATTGGTTGCAACACAACTTGTTGAATTTCTAGAAGTAATTAGAAAGAAACGTGGTCTGTATAATTATACTGTTGATGTTGGTGCAACAGATTATGAAAGAAAGACCAAGAAGTTTCATGTCAATGTTACATTAGAGCCAACAAGAGTTGTTGAACAAATTGAATTGAACTTCTTTATTGTTTAATCAACATATTTAAGGACAAAAAAAGGACCTGGGGATTTATACTCTCCAGGTCCTTTTCTTTGATACTTTTTACTGATTATCTATTTTCCCAACATGCTTCAATGTGTCGAAGTTCACCTAAATCAATTCCAAGTTTTTCTTTTGCTGTGCTTTTTATTCTTTCCTTGAATTGCCCCAACGTTTCATCTTCTTGCATATTGGTATACGGAGCACCAATCATAACTTCGTCGCAATCATAATCTGGACCAGTAGAAGTTTCTATTCCGGTTTTCACCAACAACATATCAAGATAATCATCTAAGTCATTAACAATATTTGCTTTTAATTCTTCGTCAGTTAATGTTTGCATTAATTCTGAACTTGTTGGGTGGTTTTTTACTCTCTGAATAAAATCGTCTGTTATATCAGATTCAGAAAGATATGTTCCCATTACTACAAATGATGATGAGCTTGAATTTGTTACAAAATCAACTTTTACTTTCATTCTTGTTTTTGATTCTCCTTTCGTTTAAAGATTTAACGGACACAGCTTCTTATTTTTCTCCAACAACTTTCTGAATGTTTTGAATGTGGCACCCCCCTTCCATATTTTGTGTAAGTCTCCTTTCTCTTTTATTTGAATGCCAGTATCATGATTCGCAAAACTACAAGGCATAAATTTCATATCTGGAGTTATATATGCAGACATTCTACTTGCTTCACATGTATCGATTGACATTCTTTGAATTACAGATGGTTCACCATATCTCAACATATGATTTATTAAACAACTATCCATTCCAATTTTAAATCTACTTCTTGGTTTAAAAACAAATTTGGAAAAATGTTCCATAATACTTTTGTTTGGAATCAGATGTCTTAGTTTAGTACCAGCTCCTTGAGGTTTGAATAAAAGAAAAATAACAGCATTTAATCTTGAAACATCGAAGTCCCAGTGATCTGGTTCTTCTCCTTCAACAATTCCAAGACATTTTGTATAAGTTTGTGCTGATAAGATTTGATGGATATTTGTCTTTATATCTGCATTGATAAACTTTTGAATTGCTTCATATGTATATGGTTTTTCGTAATCACTAACAGCTACAGCACCACACATCTTTGAAATTTCAATTTGTTCATCTGTTAAACCAATACCACTTGTTGTATAGTTTGGTACAACATTTTTACTTCTACAATATTCAACAATTTCTTTAAAGTTTGGATGGTGATTTGGGTCTCCATGACCACCCAATGCAATCTGATTGACATGATATGATGCTTCGTCAACGATGCTCATGAAGTCTGTGAGCGTCATATTCGGACGATCATGATGACCTTGATAACAGAATTCACATTTATGTTTGCACGTGCCCATGACGCCTACATCAAGCAGGGAAGGCATGTTTAGAATAAAAGGGTCCTGTTTATCACCAACACCCTTTAATACTTCAACTCCTGTTTTTGTGTTGAACAATAATTCGTAATCTTCATTTTTGTAATACTTGTCGAAATGTAAAATCATTTTCTGCCTCCGTTTCTTGTTTTTAGTTAAAAAAAATATCTAAATGTTACTTTATCATTTATTAATATATATAGCAGTGTATTTTTACAGCGATATGCGTTACAATTTAGAACAAAATATAAAATCTACTATGAGGTATTGTAATTATATGACATCATTAGATAAGGAATCTGTTGGAGGATTTGCAATTGATTCATTCCCAACTATTCCTAAAAAGAAGAAACGTAGTGTAATTAGAACAATATATCCTGAAAATAAGATTGAACAAACTCCTCGTAGAGCAATGATTGATCTTGATGGTACTATTCATAAATATTCTAAAGGATATGCAGATGGTACTATTTACGATGACCCATTTGAGGGAGCGAAAGAAGTTATAAATTGGTTAAAAAGAAACGATTATGAAATCGTTATTTTCACAACCAGAGCTTCACAAGAACATTCTAATGAACACGGACTTAATCATGAAGAAGAAATTACTAAAATAAAAAATTGGCTTGAAAAAAATAATATATACTTTGACAAAATAACAGGTGAAAAGTTAGCTGCTGATTTTTATATTGACGATAAAGCGATTCATATACCGAATGGTGATTGGAAGGTAGTTTTAAATGTAATAAAGAAACGATTAAAGTATAGAGCTGTTTAAAACAGTAGGAGGACAATGGTATGAAGTATTCATTTGCAGAACTTGGACAAAATATTCTGACAAGAAAATTCGGTGGTACAACTGTAGGAGTTGCCGACCCATACGTTACTGGTTATCATTTTGTATGGTTTGATAAACTTCCTGCATCATTAGCAACATATTTAGCTGCAAGTGGAATGAGTGGTATAACCTCAACTGCTGAAGTCCAAAATGTGCTTGCTGCATCTTGTCTTTCCGTAACACCTCCAGGTGGAACATTAAATAAAATTGAATACACTGGTCTTGGTGGAGTCAAATGGTCTGTTCCTGGAAATATTGATTATGGAAATTCAGTCTCAGTAAAATTTCTAGAATTTAACAAAACACCAATCCTTGATATTATGCATAATTGGGTTAAATTAATTAGAGATTATAGAACAGGTGCTAGTGATTTAGAGGATGGATTACAAGGTGAAGGATATACTAAAAAGACTTATGCTGGTTTGATGTATTATTGGACAACTGCACCAGATGCAAAAACAGTTGAATATTATGCTGCATATGATGGTGTTTTTCCAGCAAAAGACCCACAAGACTTATTCACAAGTGATGTAGAAACAGTTGGCAGATTAGATATTGAAATTGAATTCAACGTTGATTATGCTTGGCGTGAACCTTGGGTGTTAACAAAATGTCAATCTTTTGCCAATACTTTTGCACAGACAAAAGATTTAGTTAAAGGTTATGGACCAAAACAGTCTTCAGGAACTTAATTATTAAAAAATTAATTATTAAATGATTTATATTTGGAGGAAATATGGATATTAACAAATTTAGATTGGGGATGGCATACATCTTCTCAGAGAATAAGAATATTCCAAAAAAATCAAAACTCGCTCTAATAAATTTTATTGAACATGCTGATGAACATCAATTGAAATTATTAGCTGTTAATGGTGAATTAATAAAGAAATCAACATTGACACCATTTATTAGAGAAATGATTGATGAAAGATTTTCAGAGGATTATGACATTCAAGAAAAAATTGAATCTGCGTTCGATAAGGTAAGTGAAGTTTTAAAAACAAAAAAGTAAAAAGAATATCTAAATAGATATGAAATGAAAGGAGATCAAAAATGACTTTTACAGGGTTTCAAGTACAATATCCAGAATACGAGGTATTGACACCACAAACAAAACAATCTTTCACATTAAGATCTTTAAATGTTAGTGAGGAAGAAAGATTAAAAGCAAGTCTAGTTACACCAAACAAAATTGCAGAACATTTAAATACTTGTCTTTTTCAATCATTAGTTAAAAAACCAGAAAAAGTTACAGATATTAATTCTTTTCTTAAAAATATTACATTAAAAGACAGAGATGCATTATTATATGGGTTATATCATATTACTTATGAGGAAATAAGAAATTATCAGTTAAAATGTAATTCTTGTTCACACGAATATGATGTTACAGTTCAAGCTTCAAGTACATTTAACTTTAATGCATATCCAGGGCAGAATATTTTAACTGATAATTTCACATTTGAGCTTCCTGTTACAAAGGGGGTTACTGTTACAATTAAACAACCAACTTTATATGATGAGATGGTAACTATTAAAAATTTAGGATCTAGACCTGGTTCAACTTTAGATTTGATTACAGAAACTTTGATTATTGATAAATTTGAACAAGATGTTCAAGAAAATAAAAATGCAATTGTTTACAGTGATAGAATTGATGTTATTGATGCTTATCTTTCTTTACCAGCAAGAGATAAAAGAGAAATCTTTAAAAATTATATTGATAAATTTGGGCAATATGCAATTGAGTTAAAAATGAAAAGCTATTGTCCAAAGTGTAGTTATGAAGATGAGTATACTATAGATTTGGTGGAAAGCTTTTTTCGTGCATTATACTCAGCATGATGATATAATAAAATACAAACAAGACTTATCTGAATTAATTTTTTCTTGTATGGAATTCAGTAAACAATCATATGTTGAGTGTATGCTAATGCCTTATAAAAGGTTACAAGATTATATGTTATGGAAAAGTAAATTAGAGGACGAGAAACAGAAAAACATTAAAGAGGAAATGGGTAGATATGGCAAACCTATTAGATAGATTTAATAAAACAGTTATTGGATCAGAATCAACAATCTCTGATTATAAATCTAGTATATCTAGTGTTGGAGATTTTAGAAGAATTAAAGATATAGAAGTTATTTTAAGTTCGTGGAATAATATTCTTCTAACTCCAAGAAGAACATATATGTTTGACCCAGAGTACGGAAGTGATTTATATAAAATGGTTTTTGAACCATCTGATGAAAATACACAAGAACAAATTGTTAATGAAGTTGTTGAAACTATTAGAAGATATGATGATAGAGCAACTATCAATGAAGTTAGAGTTTCTTTTTCTCCTAATAGAAAAGGTTTTAATATTGCAATTGACGTTGAATATGAAGGAAACAGTGGACAATTAGAGGTTTTGATAGACGAAGATTTATATTTCCGTTTTTATGATAATACAGAGGAGACATAAGAAGTGATTTCAGATTATGATAAAAAACTATTAACAGAAGCTGGAAGAGAATATATTCTTGAGGCAGCTATAAATAGTAAAATATTAAAAGAAAACCTTTCTGTTTCTGAATATAAACAAATATGTAATAATATTAAACATCTAACTTATGAAGAAGTTATATTTGTAGTTGTTAATGAGGCTATAAGAGATTTTGAAAGTAAATTTAGTAAATTCATTAAATATGGTATTGCAGGAATTGCAGGGCTAATCGGAGGTCTTGGTGGACCTCCATTAGCTATGTTCATTTTATATTTATATCGAAAATTAACAGATACTTGCGAAAGAGCATGTTTTACCAAATGGCCTTTATCAGAAGAAAGAAAAATTTGTCGATATACATGTCAACTAAATGCTGCTAAAAAGATGTCAACTAATATTAGATCTGAAATATCAAAATGTTCTGCATTTTCAAATCCAGAAAAATGTGAGAATAAGTTACAAAAAGAATATATAAAATGGGCCAAGAGAGTGCAAGTTTTAACTGTTAAACTAAATCAAGCTAGAGCAAACTTAGATGAAAAAAATAGAAAAGCAGCAGCAGAAAGACAACCAGCTGAGAGTTTTGCAATTAAAAAATATTTGAAATATAGATATTTAAAAGAAGAAGAGGAGGGGAGTGACACAGTTACTCCTCCAAAAGTAGACCCAAAGAAAG